ATTTGCTTCCGGCTCCATTACCGGTGCGCCAGGCATGCCGGCTTTTACCGATATCGTCCCAGTCAGCTGATTTGCGCCATGCAGGACAGGGCTAACTTCGTATAGTTCAAGTTCGTAAATAACATTTGCTTGTGACTTCTGGTCATATTGGGCACGCAGGGTCTTGTAGCCAATCGACCATTCCTGCTCCTCGCCAAAGAATGCAACATTTGCAAAGGCTTCGCGGCCCTTCTCGGAATTAAGGTTGAACTGGACACGAGCGAAAAGACCACCAATTCCAGCCATTTTCATCTTTAGCGGAAGTCGAGAATCGCTTGGTGGGACCTCGTAAATTTCGAGAACCTTGCCAATCGGGTCATTCCAGTTATGGCCCCAAACAACGCGTGGCTTACGCCGCATTAGGCTCTTAGTGAACGCTCCGCTTTGGACGATGTCGCCGACGGAATCTTTATTTCCAATGCCAGAGACAAAACACTCAACAATTCCCTGAGCTTCATCTAGGTTAAGCACGCCAGATTTGCCGTCCGCTATGGATGACATCGAGCCTGCTTTGTATTGAAAATTGTCTGATGACATACTCACACCTTTTTTGGCCTACACGAATAATAGGCGTAATTACTAATCTGTTACGGAAAGTATTGTGAGATTTTTTTTAAAGAAACTATATGCAGAAATTATATAGTTTGAGCAAATATCCAGGCTGACCGCGCTTCAGTTTCAGCGATTTCGAACTGATCATGAGCGAGTAGCGATGCGTACATTTCGCCTAATCCCTGCCTGAATGATCGTAGGCGCTCTTCTTCGTTCGAGAAGTTAAACGACTTAATCATTAGGTCATGGATTGTCGAGAAAATGTCGTTATTTAGGGACTTTATTCTTGTTAGATGCGAGTCAACTGTCTTCACGATATCGATGCCTGGCATTGACTTGACCTTTACGCCAATTTCGGCTGAGAACTCTTTACGTGAATCAAATGAATCATTGATAATCGACATGAGAACCGGCTTAATGTCCTCCTCAATCTGCCGGTTCCATATGTCAACCGCAAGAATTGAATCAATGTCTAGCGTTCCGGCGGCAAGCGCCTTCTTTGCCTTCGCCCCTGTTGATTTCTCCATCACAACGCGCTGCTGGCGTTCAATTAGGCGCTCTATGCTGCGAGCCAAAATTCCCGTCCAACGCTCGATAGCAACTTGACATTTGTCGTTGTAAATGTCTTTTGCGGATTTTGTTTCGAGGAAAGACTGGCGCTCACCAGCCGTAACCATCTGCGGTGGCTGGCCCGGAGCCTGAGGTGGAACTGGCGGCATTGGTGGCTCGCCCGGAATGGTTGACTGCGCAAGATCGCCGCCTGGCGCTGCCGGAGCTGCTTGGCCCATGGCTTCAGCCATAGCGCCCTGCATCGTGTTTGGATCAAGCGGCGGTGGAGCGCCCTCCATCGGCGGTGCTCCAGGGGGCATTCCTGGCATACCGGGCATTCCTGGGGCACCGGGCATTCCCGGCATACCAGGAGCACCAGGCATTCCAGGTTGTCCACCCATCATCGCCTGATTCTCTTCCATCTTCTTCTTCGTATTTGCGATCGGGATGAGGTTTGGATTCATCAGCAATGAATCGGCCAAGTCAGCTTCTACTTCTTTTCTGGATGAACCAATGCGGTATTCATTTGCGCTGATCAGCCCGGTTTGGAACTCCTGCAGTAAGTATCTGTCGCGTTCCTGCTTATAGAGCATGAGTATTGGGACTTCCGATGTATCGAAGTCAACATAGTATTTATCATCTAGTTCATCTAGTGCTCGCGCAATTGGCTCGAGGTGCGGAAGCATTGTCTCCATCCAGAACACGCGAATTTCTTCTGCGGCGTTGCTAAATGTACGACCAGCTGCGTTTCCTATTACCGATTCTGGAACACCGAATGCGGAGAGTATTTCCTCTTTGGTCAGCTGACGCATTTGGATGTACGCTGCATCTCGCGGGTTTGCTGACGTATCAACAAAATCAACGCCGTCATCCGACGAGATGACAGTTGTATGCCCTGCTTTAGCTAAATTGCCACGGAATCTACTGCGCAATTCCTCTTTGTCGTCATCATCTATTTCGCCACGAACAACAAGCAGTCCACCAGGACGCCCATCATTTAGTAGATAATTTCTGTTATACAGTTTCGCAAGGTTTTCAATTTCTATAGCTACACCAGATGCTTCAAGTGGAGTAAGCGATAGATATGGATCTATTGGGTGAGGGCGACGAATCCAGCAAACATCCTCTGGCTTCATTATGATTTTTTGCCCTGTCGGCATCATGACTTCGTAGCCAGACACAAATGTCTTCGGGTGCGGAATCGGGGCAGTCGACTGTGGTGGCAACAAGTTCAAAGCAACAATGCCACCGTCGCGGCCACGGATCTTTTCAATGAAGGCACCTCGAGTTCCGAGGAGAAGCTGGGCCGATAATCTATATCTGAAAATAAAAGAGTTTTCGGCGACGTTCGCTCGCGTATTTAACAGCTCAAGCAGCGTAGATCTTTTTGCCTCGCGCCCAACAACGAACTCGCCCATATTCGAGTTGTCCTTGCGCAAAATGATTGGTAGGCGCGCCTGGTTTCCAGCAATTGCATCGATGCACCTGTTAACCCAGGTGATCTTTGCCATTCCCTCTCTGTACGCACGCTCAATATCCCATGAGTCCCTGTATGGCTTACCAACAAATGATGGATTAACAGACACTGGGGCGCCATAAGACCCAAGCGCCTTCGCTCCATTATTCGAAAGTGATTTATTTTGAGGTGTGTTCCAGCCCATGTTTTATCTACTCAAGCCCCAAAATGAATCCAAAAAGTCCACATCCGACACCGCCAACCACCAATCCAGCGGGAGGGAAAATTAACCCAGCGCCAATACTAGTAAGTATTATAAATGAAAACATAAATAAATAAGCGAAAGTACCGCGATTAAGCTTGCTGCGGAATTTTGCCCATCTCCATTTCCACTTTGCCTTAAATAAGGCATACATGGCCAAAATTTTATTTGGTTGTTTCTTTTTCCGCTCTTGTTGAGGCATATAACATACAGTAGCGCACAATTTTGGTGCGAAATCGACTAAAAGGTTTTTATATGGCGGACAAGACACCAAACTGGGCTGAGGTTCTTGAGTATCTGCAGCCAAGAGAACCATCCTTCTGCCCAGAGGAACCGTCAATAAATCAGAAAGTATTTCTGCGAACAAATGCTATTGAAGCCCTTTTTGGCGGAGCAGCAGGTGGCGGTAAGTCATCAGCCTTACTGATGGCTGCGCTTCAGTACGTTGATGTCCCTGGGTATTCAGCAATCTTGTTCAGACGTACATTTGCCGACTTGTCACTGCCTGGAGCGTTGATGGACCGCTTCAAAAGCTGGATGAGCAACTATGACGACATCCACTGGAACAGCAATACGTTCATCGCCACATTCCCATCTGGTGCCCGCCTGTCATTTGGTTATCTAAATAATGCAAACGACTATTTACGCTATAAAGGTTCGGAATTCCAATTCATTGGCATGGACGAAGTCACCGAAATCAGGGAAAGCGACTATCGCTACCTATTCTCCCGACTCCGTCGTCCGGCCAATGGCCCGGTATCTCAAGTACCACTCCGCATGCGTTGCGCGTCAAACCCTGCACCAAACTGGGTTCGGCAGCGATTCATTGTTGAGGGAAAAGAAAATAACAGAATTTTCGTTCCGTCAACACTTAAAGATAACCCAGGAATCGATGCCGATTCATATAGGCAATCCCTTTCTGCCCTCGATCCAGTTGAGCGACGCAGGCTAGAGGAAGGCGACTGGTGGTCGACATCACTGGGCACGATGTTTGACCGTACATCGTTTGAAATTATTGACCCGATTGACATACCGGTAATTACGAGCAGTGCGCGAGTTGTTAGGTTTTGGGACCTTGCGGCAACAGAGCCAAGCGCTTCAAATCCAAATCCGGACTGGACAGTCGGAACTTTAATGCTATTTAATAATGGCATTGCCTATGTCCTTGATGTCAAGCGCGCTCGGTTACGTGGTGAAAAAGTTGAGCAACTGATAGCGCAGACCGCCCTTGAGGATGGCCATGGCGTGGCGATACGGATGGAACAGGAGCCAGGTTCCTCCGGCAAAGCGCTGCTTGACCAATATGCAAGGTACGTTGTCCCTGGGTATGACTTTGCTGCGCTCCGGTCAACTGGCGACAAAGTAACGCGCGCGCGACCTTTCGCCGCGGCAGTTGCCAATGGCAATGTTCGCTTGGT